GTAGAATTGGCTGCTAAAAAAACAGCCTGTGAGCGTGAACCCTTCGAGCTATTGCATCGTCTACACGCTGCTACACAGTTATCCATATCCATAGGATCGCCTCCGGCTTTGATGCTTCGTACGTGATCTACCGTACTGGCATCCTGCCCACAATAGGCACACGTGTATCCATCTCTGGCTAATACGGCCAAGCGTATGCGCTTCCAGTCCCTCGTGACACGTGGGTCGTGTCTACCCTTAACCATCTCAGTACCAACCCTTAGCTTGATGGAAAGCCCAAGCTCTACACGGTGTGCGGTGTTTATGTAATATGTACTTGAGTCCTCGATCTATCTGCTTATATGGATCTAACTCTTTTAGCTTAAGTAGTTGAGGTATGCCATAAGCTGAGGACTTAGGGTTATCTGCTCTCGGATCCCATCGTGACTCACGTGTCCATAGCAGCTCTAAGCATCTATATTGCTTTGCATTGAGTAGCTTCATATGAGCATATAACTTATAGTTTTCTTTATCTCTTGGCGTATTTACCGCCTGAGCTGTAGGCATATTGGTAAATAGCAATAGCCCGGCCAAAAGCACCAAACTACGCCTGCGAGCTATCCGCCTCAGCGGCTCGCCTGCGAGTATGGAGCGTACTCTCGCAGTCAAATACCTGTCAATCTTGAGCGTGTGTTTGAGCGTGTCCCACAGGTTATTAACCCCTGTGTATAAACCCTGTGTATAACTCATAACTTTACCTGCATCCCGAGATAGTGAGTATACGCAGGTGGAATAGCCTCAACCATTTCGCCCCATATCATCCACTCAATACCCATAGCCTCGTTAGCCTGCTCCATAGTTTTAGCTGTATGGCCGCCGCCCGGTATCTCATCACGCATTGAGCCATAAATGCCTACAGGTTTACCCTGTTGCTTATGGTGGCAGTCTGTACCTTTTAACTCAAGGTTAGACTCAAACAGTCTATGCCTACGTACTTTTAAGCCAAACGCTGAGCCGCATAGCTGTACTGGATCTATAAGCGGCGCGCCTTTTACGTTTTCTATTATATAAGGCTTTCCGGATGCTATAAGTAATGACCTAACTTGAGCCAGTAAATCTTTCTTACTCGTGCTTTTGCCTTGAGCCTTACGTAAATGCTGTGTAATGCTATAAGTCTGACAAGGCGGCGAGGCGTGTATGAGGTCGTATTCCTCTAGATCCTCAGGCCTTAACTCCATTACATCTTTACGTATGTACTTAAATGGGTATCGCTTACCGTGTTTAATGTCCATCCCTGTAACCTCAAAGCCTGCACGGTGATAACCCATCGAGGCCCCACCAGCCCCACAAAATAGATCTAGGACTCTAAGCATCTTTACCCCAGCCTTTACCCTTAAAGCTTATGCCCGGCGCGTGATATACCTGCCTCATATGCGTACCGCAGCACATAGGCGCAGCGTTTGAGGTTATAGGTTGCTCAAGCTCATACCGGATATTGCAGCTAATACACTCATACTCATACATCGGCATCGGCTGACTCCATTAAACACACGCCCATAACCCCGCATTTAGTACATTGAAGCGTTTTAACGTTAGGTGGCAGGTTATCGGTAATGATGCGCTCGATCTGCTCAGTTACCTTTTTGCACTTACGGCACTCGTATTTATAGGTAGTCATTAGGCCCTACAGTCTGCACAAAGCCACATTACGACCTCGCCTGATACATCTCGCACGTTAAAGCCGTTTAGGGCTGTCTGCCATTTCTTGCATTGGTCGCAGTACTGAGCAGCTACTACCGTTATGTTCCCGTCATCGTGGATCGTCGTAGCGTATCCGTCTTTAATAAAGGTTAATTCTCCCATTACAGTTTTACCGCCTTATCTATATGTAACAGCGCTATCTCTTTATCTACTGGAGCAGTCTTATTAAAGGTGCTGGCAGGTAAGCGCCGGGTAGTCCATTTAATAGTTATTTTGCGTAGGTTAAACGCGTATATGCCTTTAGGCGTTTCATTGATATAAAACGGCGTATACCCCAGGCTGTTAGCCTGTTGCATTAGCGACTCGTACTTATCCTTTTCTAATAGCAGCTCGTCATAATGCGTGTGTCTGCACTTAAGCTCTACGACCATCCGATAGCCGTCGCTCGTTGCATCGATGTACTCAAAAGCATCATTAGATCGCTCTAAGTCCTCTACGTAGGTCGCTTTGATGTACTTAAATAACTCGTCCTCCGTCATACTTGAGGCTTCCATTTTCCATCGGATCCGAGTACGTGCCAATAAGGGTTGCATTGGTTAGCTCGGTTTTTCTCGGTGCATTTATAAGCTGCCCAAGGTTTACCCGTTGCTTTAGCCGTACCCTCAGCCCATACCATAGTGCCGTGCGGGCATCGTGGAGGCTCGGCTACTTGAGCCCCGCCGAGACTTTGCTCGATCTCACCGATAGCGCTGGCCATAGTAGGAATATCCTCTATAGCTGCTCGATTGCTCCACGGATCCGGATCAGCTGGCAAGTTCTCTACCTTTTGCATATCCTGAACAGTAGGCCGAGCGTGTTCGCTAGGTGTTAATAGGCCGATTACGCGCCCGTAAGCACTTGTTACCGTATCCTCTATTAGCCATTTTTTCATATTGTTAGTTAGGTGTGCGACGTTACCAAACGCATAATCTACGGCGCTGGGCAAGGCATCCTCGTACTCACGATAGGCCTCAGCTTTAACCAAAACCGTACCTTTGATTACGTCTATATCCTCGATGTAGGCTATTAAACGCCCGGTAGGAAATTCTGATCTAAAGCGCTTAATACGAGCGTTTACATCCTCGTAGTTATCTAGGAACCCCATTAGATTAGCTCGCTCTCTTTAAGAGCCTTAGCGATTGCACGACCGCGCACAAAGCCCTCGCCGTGTCCGTGCTTAAAGCCGATCGAGTATCCGATCACCATAAACATAAAGCCCATACCGCAGGCTGCTAAACCGATTAAAATGTCCATACTGTTCATTGTTCGCCCTTTGTTAAGGCCGAGCAGCTACCAAACCGAGTAGCCCTCCCGGCGTTTGTAGTATCAGTATGAGGCTACCTACTGACAAAAGGCAATTATTTCGCTAGGCGTGTCTCTAACAAAATCTCGTAAATCTTATCGATTTTATTATCCATACGCTCGACTCGTGACTCCATATGATCGATACGGCCTCGTAGGTTATGGCCTCCGTTACCGTCCGGCCTTAGCTCTGATAGGTAGTACTTAACTAAATGACGGACGAGCCCAGCCCCTAGCCCCAAAATGGTACAGCTCCCCACAGCTATACCGACTATGAGCTGAGCCCCTTCCATTACTTAGTTACGCCAAACTGACCTTCGGACGGTTGGAGTGCCTTAAGTAGTGGCCCGATTAGCCCAGCGATGAACGCGTTAGCCAATACTTTTGGATCCGAAATACCGGACATATAAAGCGCCGCCGCACTAGCGATAGCTGCACGTCCGTATGATTTTGCCGCTGCGATTGCTTGCTCTTTCATTGTCTAGCTCCATTACTGCCCTTAGGGTTTGTTTATTGTAAACCTAAACTCGAGATTAACGCTTTAGCCTTTGCAGCTGGTATTTCTACCTCAAAGTGCATATCGTCCGGCCTGCTCTTAAAGTCGCCGCCCCACTTGAGGCCGTACTTTTTAGCGAGCGCACGGATCATAGGTACTTTTTCAGCCGGAAAAGTGTCGTATTTTCCTAGTGGATGCTTTGTCGCGTTTAGATCGATGGCCGTCCCGGATGAGTGGCACGATAATTTTGTAGGGTTACCTCTTACCATCCTGTACGCATATGCCCAGTCGTCAAACGTACCCTCATCGATTGGCTCGATTAGCTCGTGAAATTCCGCAGCAAAGGCGGCCAAAAGAGGCCCAACACTTTCGGCACACCTTAGCTTACGATCCGTACCCCGTACAGGATAGGACTTTATTTTAATTGCTTCCGGATCTTTTGATGCCGGGTAGCCGTTATAGCTAGTCTCCATTAGTAACGCTCGGTGTGGATTGTTCCGCTTGCATAGCGTCATAGGTTGATTTCAACATTGAGGTATATTCCCCGTTGCCTCTGTCAATGATTGCGTGTTCTATTTCTACGCCGTCAATACCTGCTACTTTAATAAAGGTGACATTATTCATTTTTATAACTCCGCACTTAGTCCGAGGTATGCTGATGTTGAATTATTAGCAATAAGTTGTGTTGGTCTGAATTGAGTCATACCAGATAAAATTGCCGTAAGAACAGTCCAATCGTTTGTTGCATCTCCGCCCAGCGTTAAGGCAGAAACTGCACCCAATAAACTTGACCCGTCATAACCTTGTAAAGTTGAGTATTCGATAGAGGATGGTTTTACTCGCATCCTTACTGGATTTCGTAAAACTAAAAACATAGTTGTTGCAGAATTAGCGGTGTTGAATTCAGTAAAACGAGAATAACTATTTTCAGCGGTGCTTCGCCAGTAGTACCTCTGGCAAGCGGCTAATTCTCCTTGGATTGTTCCTGTTGCAGTTTGGAAAGCGGTAGCGACATTTCCTGCCTCAACCTGTACGCCCCAGATATCAAGCGTTGAACTTGAAGTATAAATACCATAAATAAAAGGCTGCAATGTAAGATTGCTACCAGTGCCAATAGTTTTTCCAGTAATAGATGCAAGAGTTGTAGTCCAAGTAAATCTTTGCCAAGCAGTTGTGAGCGAATAATTTGTGGTTAAATCAACACTTGCTGAACCACCTGTGCCAAAATCTTGGCGCAAAAGTATACTTGCTGATTGTGCTGAACTTGATTTAGCCCAAAAAGATACTGTAACTGTTTGACCTGCAAGAGTTCTAACATCTTCAATTTTTTGACCAAGTGAACCATAAGATGAAGCACCGCTTGGCATAGTCAAACGTAAGAAGTATTGACCTTCATAACCTGCAACTGGTGCAGTGCCTGGTGTAAATGTCTGCTGAGATAATGAAGCCGTACCAGATGAATAATCAAAACGACTCACCCATCTATCGGCTAAAAATGTTGATGCTGCTGAGGCTGAGTTAGTGCTTGTACCACGCTGCCAAATACCAAAATCGCCGTTAATGATTTTATTCTTACCAGCAGCGAAATTGCCTTGATAGCGCAAGCCTGTTGAAGCGGAAGAATCTGCTACGAGCGTTTCGCCGTTAGCGCCGACCGCCAAGCGAGCCGGAGTATCGTTAGCTGTAGCTGAAATTAGATCGCCTTTAGCATCGACGATAGAATTTTGGATCGCGTTAGCATCATCCGTAGTAACCCAAGTAAAGTCCATATCTGTACCGGAGGTTTTACTAAGTACCTGCCCGGTAGTGCCGCCCTTAAGATCGACTAGCGAGCCATCGATAGAGTCTCCAAGTGCCTCAATAGCCGTAGCTCCATCTTTGACTAAGTCAGTCGATGTCGGTACAGGCCAGTTAAAATTAGGGGTAACTGTTGCCATTATGTCAAACCTCCAAATGCGTTTTCCCACTCAAGTGTAGCGTTTACACCTGTCCAAATCAGGCTAGGCGGGCTTACTGTGTCCCATTGTGGCGCGACCAATGAGAAATCTGTAGGGCTTAAGGTAAGCGTTATATCCACAAACTGAGGCGTAGCTCTAATAGCAAAGCCCTCTAAAAAGCCGTTAAAGGATCCGTTAAACATATTGATAGGTAAATCGCTAATAACGATAGGCTCACCAAAAAATACATTTATCAGCTTGTTTCGCTCAGCATCCGGTAAGTCTGAGTTATCTAGTCTGAAAGTAATGGCCTGCAGTTGCTCACGTGGGATAGCCCGGAGCCCTAGCTCGCGATCCATTACATCGTTTACATCGCTTAAGTTATGCAGGTTAGAGCTTACGCTGCGCTGATAGCGGCCATAGTTAGCGATCGAGTCAGCATCTAAAGCCGTGGCCTGATTATTGTAATTATTACCATAGTTAAATACGAGCGAGTTACGGATCTTGCCTATCTGTAAGATTGACTTAACGCTCGACGGGATAGCGTAATTAGCCGAAATGGTCGTATAGCCGTTAGCCGATAGGTAAGCCGTACGATGATCGGCATCGGCGTAACAGACTCGCCCAGCCTTGTCCTCATACATATTACCGAGCGCGCTTTGTGCG